GAAGCCGACCGACGTTCACGTCATCGGCCCGTGGATGATCGGCGTGGACGCCGCGCACATGGGTGACGATGAAAGCGTGATCACCTGTCGCCGCGGCTCGTTCACGCGAGAGCAGACCATCCGGCGGCAGCTCGACGGCCCGCAGCTCGCCGGCATCGTCGAAGACCTGTGCGACGAGATTGCGAGCCCGGTGGCCCCGATCGGAATGATCGCCATCGAACTCGACGGCCCCGGCGTGTCCGCGTACGACCAACTGCGCGGCAGCAAATACGGCTCGCGCGTGGTCGGACTGCACACCGGTGCGAAGCTCTCCGACGGGAAGAACTACAACGTCAAGGCGCGTCTATGGCGCCGCGCGCTCGACTACCTGCGGGAAGGTGGGCGAATCATGCCCGTCGATCCGGAACTGAAAAGCCAGCTCGCGGCGGTGCGCTACCGCTACAAGGACGGCTTGCTGCTGATGGAGCCGAAGCAGGACCACAAGAAGCGGATCGGGCGCTCGCCTGACCGTGCGGACTCGTGGGTGCTGACCTTCGCGGACATGCCCGCCGAAACGAAATCAACCGCGCTGCCGATTCCGACCGTGAACCACTGGCACCGCATGGGAGCGAGAGCCTAAATGGCCGAAACCGTAATGCGCTCGTGGCTGGACCGCGAGCCGAAAGCCCCGCAGCCCGAGAAGAAGCGCCGCCGTCCGGGGCGTCCGTCGAACGACGACAGAATGCGCGACGTGCACGACCGCGCGCTCTACGAGTTCAACCGCATTCAGGCGACGATGCGGGACTCGCGTCTGCAGTGCCTGCAGGATCGGCGCTTTTACTCCGTGGCCGGCGCGCAGTGGGAAGGCCCACTGCAGGACCAGTTCGCGAACAAGCCGCGCTTCGAAGCGAACCTGATCCAGCTCGCCGTCATCAAGATTTTCAACGAGTACCGCAACAACCGGATCGCCGTCGACTTCGTGCCGAAGGATGGCAGCGAGGACAACCAGCTCGCGGATACGTGTGATGGCCTATATCGGTCTGACGAGCAGGACAGCGTAGCCGAGGAAGCGCACGACAACGCCTTCGACGAGGGCGTCGGCGGTGGCATCGGTGCGTGGCGGCTCGTGACGGCGTACGAGGACGAGGACAACCCGGACACCGAGCGGCAGCGCATCCGCATCGAACCGATCTTCGACGCGGATTCGTCGGTGTTCTTCGACCTCGACGCGAAGCGCTACGACAAGGCGGACGCGAAGCGCTGTTACGTCCTGTATTCGATGACGAAGCAGGCGTACATCGACACCTGGGGCGACGATCCGGCGACATGGCCGAAGATCGTGCACCAGTACGAATTCGACTGGGCGACGCCGAACGTCGTTTTCGTGTGCGAGTACTACGAAGTCGAGACGAAGAACGAAACCGTGTTCGTCTACGAGACGCTCGATGGAGCGCGCGAGGAGTACACGCAGCACGAGTTCGAGGAAGACATCGACCTGCGCGAGCGTCTGGAGGCGATCGGGTCGCGCGAAGTCGAGCAGAAAAAACGCAAGGTCCGCCGAGTCCACAAGTACATTTTCAGCGGGTCGAAGATTCTGGACGACTGCGGCTACATTGCCGGCAAGTGCATTCCGATCATTCCGTTCTACGGCAAGCGCTGGTTCGTGGACAACGTCGAGCGCTGTTCCGGTGTCGTGCGCACGCCGAAGGACATGCAGCGGCTGCTCAACATGCAGCTCTCCAAGCTGGGTGAGATAGCCGCGCTGTCGTCGGTGGAGAAGCCGATCTTCACGCCGGAGCAGGTGCAGGGCCTGACGGAACTTTGGGCGAACGACAACATCGCCAACCATCCGTATCTGCTGGTGAACCCGATCACCGGCCCGGACGGGGCGAAGCAGGCATCCGGACCAATCGGTTACACCAAGCCCGCAGCGATTCCGCCTGCCACCGCCGCGCTGATCGAGATCACGACCAACCTCCTGCGCGAACTGCTCGGCAACCAGCAGAACGGCGAGAAGATCGTCAGCAACATCAGTGAGAAGGCTGTTCAGCTCGTGCAGGACAAGCTCGACATGCAGGCGTACATCTACATGTCGAACATGGCGAAGTCGATCAAGCGCGAGGGCGAGGTGTGGCTGTCGATGGCGCGCGAGATTCTGGTCAAGGAAGGCCGGAAGATGAAGATTCGCACCGCGCAGGGCAAGGTCGGGCAGGTGACGCTCAAGCAGCCGGTGGCGACCGAGACCGGCGTGCAGGTGCAGAACGATCTTTCGCAGGCGTCGTTCGATGTCGACGTGTCGGTCGGCCCGACCAGCCAGTCGAAGAAGTCGGCCACGGTGCGCAACCTCACCAACCTGCTCGCGGTGACCGACGATCCGCAAGACCGCCAGGTGCTGTCCGGCCTAATCCTCATGAACATGGAAGGCGAAGGACTGGATCCGGTGAACGAGTACTACCGGCGGAAGATGCTCAAGCTCGGGGTCATCACGCCGACGCCGGAGGAGGCGCGCGAGCTGGTCGAGGAGGCGCAGAACACGCCGCCGGGGCCGGAACAGGAATACCTGCGTGCCGCCGCGGAGGAAGCCGAGGCGAACGCGAAGAAGGCGAACGCCACGACGCTGGAAGTGCTCACGCGGGCCGACAAGAACGTGGCCGACACAGCCGCGACGTATGCCGGCATCGACGAGAAGGAGCGCGCGCAGGCGCTGGAAGCCGTGCAGACGCTGGCGAATATCGGTGTCGAAGGTGCGCGCGCCGCAGCGGACGACGAAGCCGTCGAGCGGGGTCCGTCGATTGAGTGAACGCCGCAAGCCGTACACGGCGCGGGGAATATCCCGGGTGCCGTGCTTGCGCTGCGGAGCGCCCTCGGTCGAGCAGTGGCAGATATGCGCGGACGGCAATCAGTATCGAGGCATCTGCCTGCAGTGCGACATCGCGCTAAACCGCCTCGTGCTGCGCTTCATGCGGTTCAAGGATTGGCGCGCGAAGCTGACTGCGTATCGAAGGAAACTCGGGCTGTAGGCTCGAAGACAGGCAACCGCCGGCCGACGGCGAGACGAAAGGAGACGCAATGCCCGCAGTGATCGAAGAAGTGACCCCGGTGGTCGACACGCTGGACGAAGCGACCGAGACGGCGCTCGATCAGGCCGCTACCGAGACCGAGCAAACGACGGACACTGAGACGACGACCGAGGCGCCGAAGGACGACGCCACGAGCGCAGCGGAGGCCGAGACCGTCGTCACGATCGGCGACGAGACGCGGGCCGAGGAGGTCGCCGACAACGCGACGATCCGGCAGATGCGGCAGGCCATCCGCGAGCGTGATCGGCAGATCAAGGAGCTGCAGCGCCAGCACTCGCCGGTCGCGCAGAAGCTCGGCAAGAAGCCGACGCTCGCCGATTTCGACTACGACGAGGAGAAGTTCGCCCCGGCGCTCGCGGAATGGCTGCGCAAGGAGCAGGACGTCGCCGCCGAGCAGCAGCGCATCGAGCGCGAGACGCAGGAGGCGCAGCAGCAGTTCCAAGGCCGGCTGCAGGCGTACGAAGCGCAGAAGGTGGCGCTCAAGATGCCCGGCATCGAGGATGCCGAGGACGCCGTGCGGGCCGAGCTGAACGAGCACCAGCAGGCCGCCATCATCAAGTACGCGAAGAACCCGGCGCTGGTCGTGGCTGCGCTCGGCGCCAACCCCGGCAAGCTCAAGGAGTTCGCCGGAACGAAAGATTTGGGCGAGTTCGTCTACAAGCTCGCGAACGTGGAGGGCATGTTGAAAGTCACGAAACGGCAGAACATCCCCGAGCCGGAGAAACGGCTGCAGGTGGAAACGACGAGCGCGGCGACCGCGGAAGGCACGCTGGATAGGCTGCGCGCGGAGGCCGAGAAGACGGGCGATTACTCGAAGGTGCACGCCTACCGGAAGAAGATGCGGCAGGAGGCGGCGTAATGCCGCTCGTGCGCTCCAGGGGCAAAAAGGCCGTGTCCGAAAACATCCGGCGCGAGATCGCGGCGGGGAAGCCGCAGAAGCAAGCCGTCGCGATTGCGCTCGACGCGCAGCGCCGTGCGAAGGCCAAGTCGAAAGGGAGCAGGCGGTGAAGAAAGAGACCAAGCAGATGCAGCGGGCCGAGATGAAGGCGCTCAAGAAGGGCGGGGCGCCGAAGTCTGTCATCAAGCACGAACGCGAGGAGCATTCGGCCATGAACCGGTCGAAGAAATCTTCGAAGAAGAAGTAGCACGTCCTGCGACACGCCAATGCCGGCTAGAGGCGCGTATCCCGGCAGGCAGACACAGCAACCGGCTCGGTCGCGTTTCCCCAGCCGGTCCTCCACCCAGATCATCGGGGCTGGGGTCTGCCGATCTACTTACAAAACGTAACCATCAAGTCCAGCACAGGTGAGAGCAGCGGAGTAATCTCACGCGCATCAACGGCCCCGCCTCCGTCATGGCGAGTGTGATCGGTTCCGCCGCCCGAGAAAGCGGTGAGTGAAGACGGTAGCAGCACGCCACTTTTCACTTACAGGAGCCTCACATGGCCAACGCTTTCAGCAAAGAGGAACGGGTCGCATTCGAGCTGATGCTCGAAGGTTTCGAAGACCAGCTCGTTCTCTCCCGCAACGTCAACATCTACAAGACCGATCAGGTCATGATGGCGCGCACGAACGACGTCATCTGGCGTCCGCAGCCGTACATCATGCAGTCGTTCGACGGCACCGATCAGACGGCGAACTTCGTCGATTCGACGCAGCTTTCGGTCCCCGCAACCATCGGCTACAAGAAGTCGGTGCCGTGGATCATGACGGCGCTCGAACTGCGCGACGCGCTGCAGGAAAACCGCCTCGGCGCCGGCGCGAAGCAGAAGCTCGCCTCGGACATCAACATCGCGATCATGAACGTCGCGGCGCTGCAGGGTTCGCTGGTCGTCAAGCGCACCAGCGCGGCCTCGGGCTACGACGACATGGCGCAGTGCGACGCGATCATGAACGAGCAGGGCGTGCCCGCGCATGAACGCTACGCCGCGCTGTCGAGCCGCGACTACAACGGCATGGCGAACAACCTGTCGCAGGCCTCGCGCTCGTTCGGCAATCAGAAGTCCGACAAGGCGTACGAGACGTCGTTCGTGGGCCGGGTGGCGAGCTTCGACACCTACAAGCTCGACTACGCGGTGCGTCTCGCGGCGGCGGCGGGCGGTGGATCGCTGACCATCGGCACGCGCGACGCGGATGCGAACTACTACATCCCGCAGGCGACCTCCACGGCAGCCACCGGCGAAACGTCAAACGTGGACAACCGCTTCCAGACGGTCACGATCTCCAGCACGACGAACGTCGCCGCTGGCGATGCGTTCACGATCGCCAACGTCTACGCGGTGCACCACATCACCAAGCAGAGCACCGGCCAGCTCAAGACCTTCCGCGTGATCTCGGTGGACTCGGCGACGACCATGACGATCACGCCGCCGCTCATCACCAACCAGGTGGCGAACGACGCCTCGGCGCAGTATCAGAACTGCACGGTGACCAGCAAGTCGGCGACCGCGGCGATCACGTTCCTGAACACCGTCGCTGCCTACGCGAACCCGTTCTGGCAGCGCGATTCGCTCGAGATTCTGCCGGGCCGCTACGAAGTGCCGGCGGACGCGGGCGTCGCCGTGATGCGCGCGACGACCGACAGCGGTGTCGAAGTGGTGTGGCAGAAGTTCTACGACATCAAC